ATCAACAATGTTTTCTTTTAATCTAGCATCAGAGATTGTTCCCCAAGTTCCTGTAGAGTTGTATGCTGCACCTAAATCATTAAACTGAAAGCGTTGAGTGCTGTTTGTGCTGATTCGTAAAAAATCGTTAGCACCAGCTTGGGCAGAAATGTCAAAATTTGTAGAACCAGTTTTAAGTCTTAAATAAACGCTATTGGTTTGCAATAACAAATTACCACTAGAGTCAATACGCATACGCTCTGTATTACTTGTTGCGCTTCCTGATGTAAACAATAAAGCGTTAACACCTGCATCAACACCAACTACATATACATCAGCTACCGCATTTTCTGTAAAACTAAGATAGCCGTTTTTTCCTGCGTTCGGTCTTATATGTAACTCTTGACCAGTAGTAGAAACATTTCTTGCTACTATAGTTCCATAGGAAGTGCTTAGAGATAATGGGGTTGAGCCTTGTACATCTAACTTAGCAGCTGGACTACTTGTACCAATACCTACATTACCGCTAGTATCAATACGCATACGCTCTGTACGACTTCCTCCATTAGATGTAGAAAACCGCAAATCTCCAGCATCTATATAAACACTCCCAGAAGAAATAGAAGCTCCATTAACATCAAAAGAAGAACTAGTACTTGAATTAAAAATAATTGTTCCGTAAAGACCATCTACTGCATTACCTTTAGCCGACCTAATTCTGATACTATCGCTGCCATCTGCTGAAGATTGAATTCCTAATTTTGCAACAGGACTTGTAGTGCCAATACCAAAATTACCGCTTGAATCAAATCTAGCTACTTCAGCACCACCTTCAGCAAAAGCAATAGTATCTGCAGCTGGGAAGAATATACCTGTATTAGTATCACCAGAAGTAGTAATAGCTGGTGCTGATACTGAGCCAGCAGATACTGTAGTTACACCAGTTGCAGATAAAGTAGTAAAAGCACCAGTAGAAGCTGTAGAAGCACCAATGGTAGTTCCATTGATAGAACCACCTGTGATTGTTGCACCAGAGCTAGACAAAGTGTTTAAAGTCGCTGTGCTTGAGGCTGATAGAGTAGTAAATGCACCAGTAGAAGCTGTGGTAGCACCAACAGATGTACCATCAATAGTACCGCCATTGATGTCAGCAGAAGTAATTGTTAATGATGCTGCTGTGTTTCCAGACTGCAACTTATCAGTATTTAGATTGGTAAAGTTATTGTCTACTTCTGTATGAGTTAGCGGAGATCCTTTACCAGACCTTGTTACGATTGTAGACATAAATTACCCTTAAGCTAAAGTTACTGTCAATGCGCTAGATGCGAATTTGAATACATCACCTGTGTCGATAGTCTTTGAAGCTGTCAATGCTCCATGATACAAAAGATTGCCACTTGTAGAGGCATCAAGAATACCAAAGTAAGCAACAGTACCCCATGAGGCTGTAGCTTGGTCAAATTCGATTGCAGAGCTGATTGTTGATACACCGTTAGAAGGTGCGCCAAAGGTAGCAGCCTTGCGAGCATATGAACCACCAGTTACCTCAGTACCTGTATTGGCATCTGTAGGATCTGTAGTGTATAGACCTACATAAACTGTAGATGGTGTTGTGTAAGAAGTGTTGCGGAGAGTTGCATTAATTAGTGCATTTTCCAAGTAGTTTGACATTGCAGCCATGATTAATCCTTATCTAGAAGTTAGTTTCATTTGTAGTGGTACACCATTGTATTCTGAGCTATCGTCAGATGTCGCAATGAGTTCTGCTGTACTTGCATACAAAGAAGCCCAAGTTGCTAACCTTGCATCATTCATTAGATATGGCTCGGCTTGTGCCAATGAACCATAAAGTAATAAATCAGGGTAGTTCGCTAAGAATACATTAGTAGTTGTTGTGTCTGATAGTGCTGTAGGCTTTGCATAGTAAAGCATCTCTAGGACATAAGCACCATCAGGAATAGGAGCAAAGTTCATCTCTGATCCAATGACTGAGTAATCTACTGGTCTGCCTGACTCTGTTGCTCTAGCATTGCGAGTAAAGGCTGAAGGAGACATATAGCTAACAGGCATCCTTGGATTACCCTGAGTAAACAAGTCTCGCATCTCTAGGAAGTCTGTAGGCAATCCGATTGTGTTGTCACCGCCTACCATATTAGCAGTTGCTGACTTTAGCATTGGTCTTGTTCTTAACTCTCTCTGTAGACGAGCTTCAGCCAAGGTAATGAAAGTAGGAATCATTGCTGTTAGATCTGTGCGACCTAAGTAACTAGCAATGGTGGTCTGTAGTGCTGAGTAAGTAGAAAAGCTCATAATATGTCATGCCATCCATAAGTATAATTTCCGACATGACCTATCTCTTGAGACAAATCATGGTCTATATAAGTGTCAATCCCTGCATCTTTTGCCTTGATACAGAAGTAAATATCCTCACCCAAGAGCTTATTCTCAGGCAGTAATTCAAAGAAGAACCAAGGTTTAGGCATAGAAGTTAGTGTCTGCTTACTAATTAGCATGACTCCACAGCCAATTCCATCTGCCTTTTGTATCCCTGTTTTATTCTTAGAAGATATTTGCTTCCAGTTGCAAGTGCCATCTGCCTCGATCTCTAGTGTCTTAGCAGTAGCCTTGACTGGTGTAGAGCGAGTTGTTGCATTTACCCCAATAATCCCCTTGTCATGGCTCAGTAGCCTCTCAAGAGTGTCTTTAGGGAATCTCATGTCAGCATCAATAAACAGGACATAATCTGCACCTTCTTCTAGGGCTGACTCGACCATATTATTTCTTTGGTCAAATATCAGAGTACCCATAGAAGTGTAGAGATTTACTTGGTGTTCTGTGTTTCTTGCTACATGATTGACCATTCGAGCTAGGTCAAAAGCTGTTCCTACTTCCATCTGTCCTCTAGCTGGGATGCAGACTGCGATAGTAGCCATTAGATTTGACCCCCTCGAGTTCTAAATATTCGATTATCAGGGTCATTTAACCATCTTTTTAGTGCTGGCATATCAATGACTTGATAGCCTTTCATAATATTCTTCTTGTTTAAATCACCAATAATCTCTGGTGGTATACAAGCTATATGATTCTTAGGGTCATATGGAGTATCTCCCCATCCCTTAGAACCACTATTTTCTTTATAAACTTGCTTGGTAGCTTCAGCAAAATCGCTTAGATCTAGCTTAGTTTCAATGATAAGACCGCCTTCTCCATCAGAGTAAGCAGTTTTATTTTCCCCAAAATCACCTAGTAATTTTGTCAATTAAATCTCCAAGAAATGAGGGTGAGTTTCCCCACCCCCAATTCTACTCACTTATTAACTTGCTGACAAGTCAAATACACCGCCATGAGCTGCTTCGTTCTTAACTTCAAGAGTTAATTCAGCCAAGATTTGAGTCTTTTCTGAGTCACCTGATTTAGCCAAGTCGATAGTCTGGAATGGGCGCAAATATGCTAATGCTGCATATTCAGGATCAAGTACCAAAGCATCACGAGTACGCATGAAACGGTTAGGAACGATAGAGATAACACCAAAGTCTGACTGATAAAGGTCAGCACCAGCCAAGATTGTTACTTGACCAGCAGCATTGCTGTTATAACGATGCTGTGCCAAACCTGTGAAGTTTGAAACAACTTGCTTCAATGCTGGAGAAACCATCAATACTGAAGGTGTGCCACCAGAAGTAAATACCTTAGCAACTACATCCTTAAGCATAGACTCTTGGAAAGTACGAGTTGTACCATCTGTACGAGTAGATACACCGATAGTTGTAGGATCTGCACCAGCAGTTGTACCAGAACCTTTGTTTGTGTTTGTCTTGATATATGACAACAAAGAACCCATAACACGAGCAGCAGAGCTTGAACCAGCAGACTGACCTTGGTTAGCTGTGATGATGCCTTCGATGTCTCGCTTCAATTCAGCAGAAGCCTTAGCCAATTGATAAGCCTTTTCAGACTTGCGACCAGCCTTGTCTACAGCTTCCAAAGTACCAGAAACTTGCACAGTCTTACCAACGATCTGTGTGTAGTTACCAATACGAGTTGTAGCTGACAAAGTTGCAGCAGTAGCATCAGCACCTTCAACTAGTGCATTGCTTGTGTTTACAGATGCCAAAGCATCAGTCTGCCACTCATGGTAAACAGCTTTAGCTGATGTCTTACCAATAGATGACATAATAGGT